TGGGGTGGTACTTACAGAACAAGACAAAAAACAGTTCCTGGTTTTCCTGAACTTATAGGAAAAGAGCTTGAACAATATGCTAGAAAAGAATATGAAAAAATTAAAAGAGGAATATAAATGGCTGCTATAGATTTAAACACCGTAAGATCCACAATCGAAGCAAGATTGGCAACGGAGCTTGCATCAAGTCCAGCTATTCCTGTTGTATTCAATAACATGGCATTTGATTCCACAACAGAAGATACCTTTGTTCAATGTCTTACAAGTTTTGGTGCAAATGAATATCTAACCCAGGGAGACACAAGTAGTGCTACAAATAATGTTGTTGGTTTGGTGATACTAAATATTTTCACAGAAGAAGGTATCGGAGCAGGGTCAAATTATACGATTGGCAAGAGACTTAGGGACTTATACAATAGAGTGACAGTATCAAATGTTATTTTTGATTCACCTGTAGGGCCTGAAGTGTTTGCATCAAGTCCAGAAGGTAAGTTTCAAACACAAATCAGAATTACATTTGAAATATACGAGGATCTTTAAATGGAAATTACAGAAGAAATGCTTGATGTTATCGAAGCTGTTAAGGGCAGAAGAGAGCCTCAATATTGGGATAATCAATGCAGACGTTATATGGAAAAACAACAAGCAAATAAAAAGGCTGTAAAAAAGTCAGAAAAAGGTTAATATAATTATAAATAATTCTTTTTTTTGTCATGGCAAAAGTTAAAGGTGATGTAGGGCAGGTCAAATTTGATGATGCTGGTTCATCTGTAAACCCAGTACTAGGTACTAGAAGTTGGTCAATGTCTATCACTAAAGATATTCAGGAAACAACAGTACAAGGCGACACTTTCAAGGCATTTGTTGGTGGTCTAATTGAAGGTGAAGGTTCTGCTGAATTAGTTTATGATGATTCAGCATCAGGTGAGACAGCAACTTTTGTTGATGGTGTTTTAACAACTGGTGATCTTGGCACAGCAGCCTTTGAGCTTTTCCCAGACAGTTCAAGTGCCACAAAGAAAATTTCTTTTAATGGAATTATTACAAGTTTTGACCAAAGTTCAGCTTTAGGTGACGTTAATACAATAAGCATTACATTTAAACCAACTGGAACTATTACTTCAGCTATCTAATTATTAAAGTTATCAACCCCAACTTATGACAAATCAAAGAACCGCAGACCTTCTCATCGGTGCTTTTAAAGATGAGATGACCGCAAGAAGAAAGTATGAACTAAAAGATTCATCTGGCAAGGTTTTGACAACTTTATATTTTCCACCGATAACAAGATTTGACAGACAGAAGGCTCAACAGCTGGCTGGCACAGATGAAGCGTTAACTGTTTCAACTCAGTTACTTTGTAAGATGGCACAAAAAGAGGATGGAACTCCAGCTTTTGATATGTCAGATGCCCCGATATTACAAAGATCATTACCAGAGAAGGTTCTAAATGATATAGAACTATTTTTATTTGATATTCAACTTGATATTGATACAGCAAAAAACGAATAAAGCGAGATGGTTGGTTAAATTTTGAGTTTTTTCTCGCAATAGAATTAGGTAAAACAATAAATGAATTAAGAATGTCTATTTCTCAAGAAGAGTTGATATATTGGGCTGCATATTATGAAAATAAAAGTGAAGAAGAAAAAAAAGCGATGCAACGACAAAAACACAATTCAAGGTAATATATAATAAAGGCTTTTTTTATTTGTGGCACAGGCAAACGTAAAACTTACCGTTGATGCTACTGGTGCTACTAGAGCTTTACAGGGTGTTCAAAATCAAACGAATCAATTACAAAGAGCTTTTGGAGGTTTAAAAACAGCGATAGCAGGTATTGGGATAAGTGTTTTGGCAAAAAGAACAATATTAGCAGCCACAAGTTTTGAAAAATTAAATCAAAGATTAAAAATACTTACAAAGGATAATGGCACTTACAGTCAATCATTAAAACTTGCAGAAGAGGCTCAAACAAAATTTGGATTAAGTTCCATTGACGCATTAGAAGGAGTTACAAATTTACAAGCAAGATTAGGGCCATTAGGTTCAACTATGGATGAAATTACTGCAATATTTAATGGATTTAATACAGCAGCGATTCTTTCAGGTGCTTCCGCACAAGAACAAGCAGGGGCAATGAGACAGTTGACACAGGCTCTGGGTTCTGGCGTTTTAAGAGGTGATGAATTTAATAGTATTTCAGAACAAATGTCAGCAGTCCTTAAACCGATAGCTGATCAATTAGGAGTCAATGTTGGTGCTTTGAGGGATATGGCTGCTGAAGGAAAAATCACAAAAGATGTCGTTGTTGCAGCTTTTAAAGAGATTGAAAAGGAAGGAAGTAAGGCACTCAAAGAATTGATTAAAAATGACCCAACAATGGTATTTAAAATTTTAAGTAATGAAACTGAAAAACTATCTATTGCAGTTGGAAAATTATTAGCTCCCGCAGTGTTAGATGCTTTAGGAACTATTACAAGTTTAACAACCGCTGTTACAGAATTTATTGAATCACCTATCGGACAAACTGCTGCAATATTTACTGGAATTGCTTTAGCTGTAAAAGGTTTTACAGGCGCAGTTACATTGTTGACTGCTGCTCAAACTATTTTAATTGCTAAATTTAAAGCAACGACTGTTGGTGCTATAGCTTTTGCAAAAGCATCTGCAACAGCATCAATAGCAACAAAAGCTCTTGCAATTTCAACAGGAGCGTTAGCCATTGCCTTAAATGCTTTGCCTATAATTGGTTTAGTTACAGGAGTTGGACTTTTAACAACTGCTCTCATAAAACATAATCAAAAACAAAAAAACTTCAACAAACTTGTTAGAGAAGGTGGTAAAGCCGAAGTAGAGGCAGCGATTGATTCTTTAACAGCAAGAAAAAAAAGTTTAGAGGCTCGTTTAGGTACAAACAACAGAATAAATCAAAGTTTAAATAGACAGATTAAAAACATTGAAGCACAAATAAAACCATTACAAGAACGATTAGATAAAACAAATGAGATTGAAAAAACAAATAAAAAAATAGAAGAATCTCAAGAAAGACAAAAACAACAAGCAGAAGAACTTAAAGAAAAAATGACAGCAGTGGGTGAAGAGATTGAAACAAGTATCAAGGGTAATTTAAGAGATGCAATTACAGGCGCACAATCTTTTGGACAGGCGATGACTAATGTATTAAACAGAATCAGAGATAAAATTATTGATGCACAGATTGATAAAATCCTCGGTAATTTTGGTGAGAACTTTGGAGCTTCTGCCTCTGGCGGAAAAAGAAAAGGTCTTGGTGGTTTCTTGGGTGGTGTTTTAGGTGGATTATTCAGAGCAAATGGTGGCCCTGTAAAAGCTGGTAAACCATATATCGTTGGAGAGCGTCAACCAGAGCTTTTTGTTCCTCGAACATCGGGAACAATATTACCAAGCACAAATATTGGTGGAGGTGATAATACAACAAATATGGTTACAGTGAATGTAGATGCTTCGGGTTCTTCTGTGGCTGGCAACAGTACAGATGCACAGGCTTTAGGAGCAGCGATAGGTGCTGCTGTTCAGGCGCAACTCATAAAAGAAAAAAGACCAGGAGGTTTATTAACTAGATAAATGGCAACTTTTCCTTCTATTCAGCCCACTTATGGGATGAGAAAAACAAGCGCACCAAGAATCAGGTCAACAAGACTTGGTGATGGTTATGAGTTCAGAGCGTTGTTTGGCTTGCCTCTAACACAAGATCCAAAAATATATGATCTTACTTTCAATGTTTCAGAAACGCAATCTGATGTCATAGAAGGATTTTTGCGAAGTCGTGTAAATGATCAAGCAAGTTTTACCTTTACACCTCCAGGAGAAGGCTTTACAAAAACAGGTACATATAGTCAAAGCGGAACTACTGTCACCATAACAATAACTAATCATGGCCTTGCTATCGGTGATGTTGTGACTATTGACTACACTTCAACTGCAAGTGGTTCCCCTACAGATGGTGATTTTGCAATAGCCACAACTGCTGATGACAATACATTCACGGTGACGGCAGCTTCCTCTGCAACTGACAGTGGTAATGTATCGGTTACATTATCAGGTGCTGGAAAATTTGTCTGCCAATCATGGACAAAAACCATACCATACAACAACAGAGCAATATTGAACTGCACTTTTAGGGAGGTATTTGAACCGTAATGGGATTACCTACAGCAGAGTTACAATCATTAACAAATAAATCAATTATTGAGTTATATACTTTGACCTTAGTTTCTGCACTGCATGGCTCTACAGATGTGACTAGGTTTCATTCTGGGGTTGGTATGAACAGTAACGCTTCAATAATATGGCAAGGTAATACTTATGATAAATTTCCAATTGCTGCTGAAGGTTTTGAATATTCTGGCCGTGGGTCGCTTCCAAGACCAACCATAACAGTTTCAAATGTGCTTGGAACTATTACAGCATTGATGGCAACAGTAAATGCCACAACACCATTTAATGATCTACAGGGAGCGAAATTTGTACGCATACGCACTCTCAGTCAGTTCTTGGATGCTGCAAACTTTCCATCAAACCAAAATCCTTTCGGAACACCAGACAGCACAGCAGAACTTCCACAGGAAATTTATTTTATAAATAGAAAAATTGTAGAAAATAGAGATATTGTACAGTTTGAACTCGTATCGGCACTTGATCTACAGGGAGTTCGTGCGCCAAAACGTCAGGTTACAAGAAAAGATTTTCCAGGTGTAGGTACTTTTGTAAACGCATGACTTGGAAAACTGATGCTGCAAAACACGCTGAAGAATGTATGCCAAAGGAATCATGTGGCTTGCTTGCAGTTATAAAAGGAAAAGAAACATATTGGCCTTGTAAAAATATTGCAGAATCTGGATTTGAATATTTTATTATCGACCCTGACGATTGGGCAGAATGTGAAGATACAGGAGAAATAATAGGCATTGTTCATTCACATCCTTATGATCCACCACAACCTTCTGATAATGACAAAGCAAGTTGTGAGTATTTAGATTTGCCTTCACATATTTACAGCGTAAGGATGAAAGAATGGTGTTCTTTTGAACCGAGTGGTTGGAAAGCACCATCACTGATCGGAAGAAGTTTTATCTGGGGTGTACATGATTGCTGGTCAATAATCCATGATTGGTATAAAGAAACAAAAAATATTGATTTAAAAATATGGGATAGACCAAAAAAAATAAAAGATTTTATTGAGAATCCATTATTTGAAAAAGGGTTGCCGATTACAGGATTTAAAAAACAACCGACACATGATGATATACAAGTTGGTGATGTTTTATTATTTCAATCAACTTCAGGTAACTTAGATCATGTTGCTGTTTATATTGGTGATAATATGATTTTGAATCATAATATAAGAAGATTAAGTTGCCGAGAGCCTTTTGATTTAGGTTATCAGCAAGCACTTAGAGGGGTTTACAGGTATGCGACTTAAAACGATAAAAGTATATGGAAGATTGAGGAAATTTCTTGGTTCATCATATTTTGAAGCTGCCGTATCAAGTCCAGCAGAGGCGATTCGTTTTTTGATGTGTAATTTTCCAGAAGTAGAGGCACATATGAGTCAGCAATATTACAAGGTAAAGATGAACGACATGGATGTTCCGTTGGATTTTTTATCTATGAGTGGAAAAGGAGATATTCAGATCATACCTATTGCAGCAGGTTCTGGGCCTGTCGTACCTATCGTGGGATCTTTATTTAGTACTGGTGCTGCGGTTGCCTCTGCTGCGGTTGGTGCTGTTACTTCAGTTGCTGGGGCTGCGGTTGCTGCTGCCACTGCCGTTTCTGCCATCCCAGTGGTTGGTAGTATTGCAACGGCTGTTGTCACAGACTTGGCAATAGGTGGGATCACTTCTTTATTAGCTCCGACCCCTGCGCCTTTTGAATCTCCAGGTAATGTTGGTGCTTCAGAATCAGATGGGTCACTTGACCCACAAATGGCCAACTCATACTCGTTTTCAGGCATTCAGAACGTCAGTGCCAGTGGTGTCAGCGTAGCCATACTATATGGAGAAGTGTTTACTGGTTCAGTTGTGA